TCAGGCCGTCCAGCGTGGTTTTGACCTCAGTGTACTTGCCGTCGATGCCCTCGACCTTGAGCATGATCTCCTCGCTGGTTTTGGTGATGAGCGACCGAGTCTTGGCCATGTTGCGCTCGATCTGCCGCTGCGTTGCGGATTTGTACGGGTACTCGTCGTCCAGCTCGTCCGCGTCCGGCGCGGAGATGTCCGGCGCGAGCAGTGGATCAAACGTCATGTCCAGCGCGATGAGCGGCACATAGAGCCCGTCTACCGTCACCGCGTCGCCAAGCTCCACCGCAGGGTCAAGCAGCGCTTTGCTGCCCTCGTATCCAACGTGCTTGTAGCCGGAGACTTTGGCGAGGATCGCCGCCGCCATCGCATTCGTGCCGTCCGGCTGCATGGCCGTCAGCGTCCGCCCGGTGTCCGATCCGGACACACCGACCACATCGCCGGTATCGTTCAGCAGCTCCACCTTGGAGATGGGCTGCGACGCGATGCCGGGGGAAAACTTCGCCAGCCGCCGCCCTAAATAGGTTTTGTCCATGTTGCCCTCCTTACACAAGGATGCGCACGCCGCCAAAGGTGATGGCGCTGCCGGTCTCCGTGATAAGATAGTGGGTCTCAGCGGGCATGGAGTTGAGACCGACCAGCAGCAGCTTTCCCTCGTCCGTGATGGTCCAGTTTCCCGCGTTGGCGACCGCGATACGCCCAAGCGCCTCGCGCATCGTCATATCTCCCTTGTCGTCCACCGGGTACTGCACGGGGAACGCCGCATCCAATACCGTGCGGCTGTCCACTGCCACCCCCATGCGCGCCGCGATGTCGGCCACCGCCGTCGCCGCCGGCATCGGCCAAGTCTTGGCATCATAGCTGCTGTCGAGCCACGTCTCCTCGGCTTTGAGCATCGCATCATACCCGTGCACGCTCAAAACGCCCGTGATCCGGTCAGTCTTGCGCGTGGAGAAGAAAAACACGCCCTTGGGGATCCACTCGCTCACCTGCTCGCCCAGCCGCAGCCGCATGTAGACCTCGATTTTTGCCTGTCTCGGGATCGTCCCATGCGGATAGATCTCAAACTCGATCTGCCGCGCGCAGCAGTTGCCGATGCCGAATTCGGAGTACAGCCCGCCGCCGATCCGCAGCGAGCCATCCACGATCTTATCCTCGCCGTAGGTGACGCCCGCGATCACGAGCTTGACCTCCTTGCGGTGCCCTGAGCTGGCCAGCAGCGTCCGCCATAAATCACTTACACTGTGCATACGCTCACCTCTGCGTAAAATTGAGCGTCTTGCCGCTCCAGTATCGGCCCGTCTGGTCGCGCAGCAGATATGCGAGCTCCATCCCGTCCACGGTCATCTCCTGCGTCACCGGCGTGCTGCCGAGCGCAGGGTTTTCATAGGTCACGCTCAGCGTCGCGCTGCGCAGATCTGCGGCCAGCGCCGCCACCTCTACGTCAGTGATGTCGTTGAGCTGTGCGCTGCACCAGCCCTGCCAGCGGATCACCGCGCTGTGCCGTCTGCCGTCCATCGTCACGACCTCGTCGCTGTAGATTGGCGTAATGCCCGCGGAAAAGCCATACTGATTAAAAAGCGCCGTGCGGTCGTTGCCGTTAATTTGAAAAGTAAAATTCTTCATTGCCTCGCCCTCTGGTCTTGCTGCTGGTACCGCGTCACCGCCTTGCTCACGGCCTTGCCGTCCAACGTGGTCGTCAGGTTGATGACGATGTCAGCCGGCTTGCTGCTGCCGCGGTCGCTGCGGTAGTCGTCCGCCTCGCGCCGTGTCAGCACACGCTCGCCCTCATGCAGGATCGCCGGATAGCCGTCATACGGGACGTAATCAAGGCCGTTGGCGTACTGCCGCACGGTAGACGTCGTCTTTCTCGTGGCCTTGGATTGTCCCTTGGTTTTAGTCGTTTTCTGCTTTTCCTGCACGCCGGCGAGCTTCTTAAAGGCGTCGATCGCTCTGTTGACAAAGCCGATCAGTTTGGTCACGGCGTCGGCCGCGATGTTCACCGCGCCCGCAAATACCGACTTCAAACCGGCAGCCACCGGCGCGAGCGCCTCACCCAGGCGTCCCATTGCCTCGTCCAGCTCCCCCTGCGCCTCGTTGTACTCGATGATATCCTCGTTGGCGTCGCGCCATGCCTGGCCCGCCTGCGGCAGGTTTTGCTTGGAGAGCTGGTCCAGCACGATCTGTGCGCGCTCGGACGAAGTATTTGCCGCCGCGAGCTTCTCGTTGAAATCGTCCTCGCTCTCGCCCGCCCAGTTGAGCACGTCGGCGAAGGTGCCTGTCACCTTGCCGGTCTGGATGGTCTCATTGATAGCCTCGGACAGGCCGTCAATGGGGATACTGTCGCCGTAGGTGGCCCACGCGCCGGTCGTCGCGTCGACCAGCGTCATCAGGTCGCTTTGCTCCAGCCCGATGGCCTGCAGGTTGGCCACGGTCGTCGCCGCCGTCTGCGAGTCGCCCAGCACGCCGTTCAGGCGGGTGTAGGCCTCTGTCGTCTGTTCGGTTGTGTAACCGGCCTCTTTCGAGCTGGTCTCCAGCGTGCCCATGATCTTGCGGTATTCCGCCGTATCGTCGACTACGCCGATGATCGCGTCACCCAGCTCTTTGAGTCCGCCGACGATCGCGCCGCCGATCAGCGCCCCCTTGAGGTTCGTGAGCATCCCCAGCAGGTCGCCGCCTTTGCCCTTGACGCTGAAACCGTTCTGCAGCACGTCCGTAAACTTCTCGATGCCGCTCTGTGCGCCCCCGGTCTCCTTGCCGAACTCGTCGATGGACTTCGCGCACTTGTCGGCGCTCTTGCGCGCCTCGTCGAGATACTTCTCGTTTTCATCCAGCGCATCGTTCATGTCGATCAGCTCTTTCTTTGCCCGGTTGAGCTGCTGGCGGTAGTTGTCTGTCCGCTTGTCGTTCTCTCCGTAGGCATCGGCCGCGTCCTTGACCGCGCGCTCCAGGGCCTTGACCTTCTCGGTCTGCTGCTCCTGAGCACGGCGCAGCAGCTCATTCTTCTTGGTCAGGGCTTCCATCGTGTTCGCCTGGCCCTTGAATTCTGCGTCGGCAAGGCTCATCTCGCTGCGCAGTGTCTTGAGCTCGCTGTTTGCGCTCGACATGGAGCGCTTGAACTCGGTCTCGCCCTCGATTGCCAGCCGCGTCGTGATCGTCCTCGTCGCCATTTACATCTCATCCTCCTCTCTGCGCAGCCCGCGTCGCCTGGTCTCAAGCTCCTGCAAGTCGAGCACCTGCCCGACCGTCAGCAGCATCCCCTCGCGGACGCTCAGCCGGAGAAATTGCGTCGTCAGATCCAGCCACCACGCGCGTGTCACGTTATTTCTTTCGTTTTTTTTTGAAGCTCTTCGAGGAAGAGGTCGCGCTCTCGCTTTTCTTCTTCCTCGCGGGCAAATCCAAGCGCAATAGCCTCGCGGATCGCCTTTTTTGCGTCCGAGACCTCCAGCGGCTTGAGATTTACGCGGAAATACTGCTCCGGCGCGATCGGCCCGCGGTCGAGCCCCTGCCACCGACGTACCAGCTCGCCCTGCTCGGCAAGCTTTGCAAGCAGCCAGCACGTATTTTCAAAGCTCTGCTTGTCTTTCCCCTCAATGTGCTTCGTGAGGAAGCCCTCGTAGCCGAATTTATCGTAGGCGTCAAAAAGCGCCTGCCCATTCAAGCACAGATAAAACGTGTGCCCATTCAATTCATAGGGGATCGTCTTCATATTTTTCCTCCAAACACAAAAGAGACGCAGCGGGTGCCGCGTCTCTTCGCTTCTCAGCCGCCCGCTGCGGCCTTGATTTTTTCATTGACCCACTCCGCGGCTTTGGCCTCGGTGTCGAATTCCTCGCTCTTGTGCTTGTACTTGCCGTAGAGCGGCTCGAAAATGGTAAATGTGAGCTTGGCATTGCTTAGCACGATGCTGTCTCCTTTGGTCTCGTACTCCTCGCCCTCCATGTTGGCCTTGACCTTTGGGTAGAAAATGCCCTGATAGTATTTCGTCCCGTCGTCCCTCATGTGGTTGGTGTAAAAGGCAAGGCTGCCATAGGGCGCGGTGTCATTGCTGCCGAACTTGAGGTCCTTGTCCCCGTCCGTCGTGCCCAGCTCCGCGCCGGTCACCGCCGCTGCGTTCGTGTTCGAAAGATACAGCGTCTCCACAGCCAGCGAGCCGTCCTTGAATTCCACGATCTCAACCTTCTTCACGTTGTCGCCGAAGGCGCTCGTGCGGTTGAAATTGATCGTCTCCGTCACCTTGTTCAGCGCGCCGAGATTCGCCGGCGTGCCGAGCTTCGGAGGCGCGGTCGTCGTCTCCGGATCAGTCGCGGCAAACGGCGCCCACTGGATCATCTTTGCTCCGTACTGCATGGTAATCCTTTCTACAGCCCTTTTTCTTTGAGGTATTGGCTGTACACCTCAAACTCCGCCGCCGTCGCGGCGTCCGCGCTTTGTTCGTTCGCTTTCCGCAAAAAGTGCCGCGCTTGGATCGTCTTCGTGCCGAACTCGTTCTCAAAGGCGATCTCCGCGTTGCGCGTCACGGTCTTGCCGCGCTTTCTGCTGCCGACCGGCGTGATGTACAACACTCGCTGCCCGTTTTTGACCTTGACCTTGCCCTTCCGGATCGAGTTTGCCGTCATACCCGTGGCGTAGTTCTTCTTCTGGCCCTTGTTGCGGTACTCCGTGCCGAGCTTACGCGCCTCGGCGCGCTGTGCCTCAACGACCACGTCGGCGCGGGCGTTGAGCATCGCGTCAATGACCTCGTCCGGCAGCTCGGAAAGCTCCGTCAGCGATGTCACGACCTCATCAATGCCCTTAAACTCGACCTTGGCCATCGTCCTCCACCTCCCAGCGTCCCACGGCGTCAAATTCCAGCACATAGTGCTGTCCCGTCTCGTCTGTAGCGTTCTCGATGCTCGGCAGGGTAAAATCATCCACCGCCGCGATCGCGTCGCGCAGCGCGTGCCGCACGGCCAGCGTAGAGGCTTTGAGCGGCGCGAAGTAGTGCACCTGAACAAGCGCCCGCGTCAGATGCGCGGCGTTGTCCCCGATCCCCTCCGGCATCTCCGAGTAGTTAAACGTGCAGTAGCGCTCCGGCGGCGTCTCGCCCGCCTCTGTGACCAGCAGATCCGGCACGCACACCGGCACGATCGGCGTCACGACCGCGATGATTCGCTCATTCAGCGTCATACCTTGCCCTCCTGCGTGATGCGCTCGCACCAGAACTCCATGTACTTTCCCTCGTTGCCGTAGGTGTTGACGTAGAGGATGTTGTAGTCGCGCCCGTCGTAGTGGATCAGGAGCCGCCGGTCAAGCAGCGCGGGGTCGGCGCGCGTGAGAAAGCGCACCTTCGCCTCGCCGAACTCGGCGTTTGCCCGGATCAGCTCCGTGCCGCTCGTCTGCGAGAACTGCGCCCAGGTCTCGCGCACGAGCTCCGGCTCGCCGGGTACGTCGTAGCCGTCGGCGTCCTTTGCCGTCGTTTTCCGCAAAAACTGGATGCGCTTCGAGAGCTTTCCTGCGTCGACGTGCATCACGTGCCTCCCTCCGCCCTCCCCCCCCCCGCCCCCCCCCTCGCGCGGTCG